ACTAATAATATTCCAAACTCACCATATTCATCTCAAGACACAGACCGAAATCCTGATATTGTTGAAGTATTTCAAAATGTCAATTTAAATCCAGATTCATCTAGATACATCTCTCGGGTAATTGGAGATCGTTATCAGATTGTGTCAGATGATAATAAAATTGTTCGTTACGGTGCATATCCAAACCTTTCAAAATACATCCGAGTAGAAGTAACAACTGGTGTTGAAACAAAAACAAATGATAAAAGTTTGATTCCATTTGGATTCCGTGCGTTGAATTCACCAATACCGATGCCATCTGGTTCTGTTAACTTAACTGCTACTACATATCTAACATCACAAGTTGTAACTACATACAACGCAAATAACTATTTTGGATTTAACTTTAGCAATGTTAATAACTTGAATTACTTAGCACCAGTACCAACATCTGGTTCAGTAACTGGTAGTAACACTGACTTTTATTTAGGTAATGTGAATCAAGATGCAGCTGCAGGTTTTCCTACAACAACATCACCATATTCCGGAAGTTTAGAAACAGCATTGACAACAGGTAATTCATACTTTACAGCTAACGTAGCACTTAGTACACGTAAGTTCATTGTACCGATGCAAGGCGGATTTGATGGGGCTAAACCAAACCTAAAAAAATACTCAGGACAATACATTACAAATGACAACACATTTGGATTCAATTGTTCAGGTACAAGCACAGCTGGAACAAAAGCATATAACAAAGCATTTGCATTGCTAAGTGATACTGATTACTATGACATTAACATGTTAGTAACCCCTGGTATTATTAATAGCGAACACAGCATTGTAACTAGTGCAGCAATTAACATGGTAGAAACTCGTCAAGATGCATTCTATGTAATGGATTCAAACGGATTAACAGAATCAATTCCTACCGTGGTTAATAATGTTACCACATTAGATACAAATTATACTGCAACATATTGGCCATGGGTTAGAATAGTTAATCCTGCTAAAAATGTGCCATTATGGGTTCCACCATCCGTTGTAGTACCAGGCGTGTTATCATTTAACGATTCTGTTGCCGCACCATGGTATGCACCAGCTGGATTGACACGCGGTGGTTTAACCACAGTATCAGATGTATATACTAACTTGAATCAATCAGATCGGGACACATTGTATGAAGCTCGCGTAAACCCTATTGCCAACTTCCCTAACGACGGAGTATGTATTTGGGGGCAAAAGACTCTACAAGGAATTCCAAGTGCATTAGACCGAGTAAATGTGCGTCGTTTACTGCTTACTGTGAAGAAGTTTATTGCATCATCTACTAGATACTTAGTATTTGAACAAAACACTGATGCAACACGTTTACGTTTCTTGTCAATTGTTAATCCATACCTAGATCAGGTAAAAGCTAAACAAGGATTATTTGCATTCCGTGTAGTAATGGATTCTTCAAATAATACACCAGATTTGATTGATCAAAATATTTTATATGGTCAAATCTTCCTTCAACCGACACGTACGGCTGAATTTATTATTTTAGATTTCAATATTCAACCTACTGGAGCAAGTTTCCCAGAATAGTATTTTAAATCTAATCATTAAAAGGTAGGACTTCGGTTCTACCTTTTTTACTTTGCTGATATTTATATAAAAAAGTAATGAAGGATACCAAATGGCATTAACACCAACTTTACCTGATATTAGTCAGAATGATTTATTTAATAGTGCGTTTTCGTGGGAACCGAAATATGCCAATAGATTTATTATGCAATTAGCAGGTACAAATATTCCGGCATATCTAGTTAAAGCTGCAGCTCGCCCTACTATAACAAATGGTGAAATTGTTCTAGATCATATCAATATTGACCGAAAAGTTAAAGGAAAATCTCGTTGGAGTGATGTTTCGATATCTATATATGATCCAATTACATCAGAAGGCGCTCAGGCAGTAATGGAATGGGTACGTTTCCACCACGAATCATTAACTGGTAGAGATGGATATTCTACTGATTATAAACGCGATTTAGAATTTTATGCATTATCAGCATTAGGTGAAAAAATTGAAAACTGGACTTTAAAAGGAGCATTTATTTCAGATGCAAACTTTGGAAACATGGATTGGGGAACAGAAGAAGCGATGATGATTGAATTAACGCTTAAATATGATTACGCAATTCTTCAATACTAATATTGATATTATACTATTTAATGGGGGCAGTTGTCCCCATTTTTTATGTTCAAACATATTTATTTAAAAGAAGTTATAAGGAGAATAATGAGTGCAATGACAGATCGAGTAACCAATCAAGATTTAATACAACTTGCTAAAAAACAGTATGAAGACAGCAAACGAAGCAGTATTCCTAGCGAATTAATTCGTTTAGTTAGCAACGGAATGGTATATCCAAAAGATCATCCATTACGTGATGGTACTATTGAAATGCGGTACATGACAGCATATGATGAAGATATTCTAACTAATCCATCATATATACGAGAAGGCGTTGTATTAGATAAATTGTTAGAATCATTGATAGTAACTCCTGTAGATTATTCAACTATTTCGCGCGTAGACAAAAATGGATTGATTATCTCAGCCCGTATATTAAGTTACGGAAAGGATTATCCAGTTCAAGTAACAAATCCTAAAACAAGTAACACGTTGCAACGCATTGTCGATTTAAACAAATTAAAACATTCAGAATTCAATTTAGTTTCTGATGAAAATGGTGAATTTGATTATGAACTAACAAATGGAACTAAATTAAAATTTAAATTTTTGTTAAACAATGATAATGTAGATTTATCTATTTCAAAATTTTTAGAACATACTATTTGTCAAGTTAATGATTCTCGATCAAAAACAGACATTGATGATTTCATTCGATATAAATTTTTAGCATCTGAATCTAAAAAATTCCGGAATTATATGAGTGATAATACACCGAGTGTTGTATTAGAATATGAATTCGAAGGTGAAGATGGGGACACCTTCACTGCAATGTTTCAAATTGGAGCAGACCTTTTTTGGTTTTAAACCAGAAGACCGCGTACAACTTCATGAATCTTTATTCAATCTAGTTTGGTTTGGTCAAGGTCGATGGACATGGTCTGATTTATACAGTATGCCAGTGTATTTACGTAGATTCTGGATCAATAAAGTCAATCAGATAATTGAAGAAGATAAACAACGTCATGAGAAAAAGAAAGCCAAAGCGTCTGCTTCTAAAAAACCTATCGTAAAATCTCCATTGTAAATATTTATAATAAAGTACGATTTATATGAATTTGCATCGAGATCAACTAATTAGTCGCTTAAAACAACAACCAAGGCATGGACAGGCAGTTGATCCATTAAGCCAAGTAACAGCTGGTCTTAAACAGGTATTTGATTTATATAAAGTCGGCGGCGATGAAATTATCCGTTTAAATGTATTTGGTAAACTAGCAGATCAGATTAGTGGAGTAGTACAAAATTTATCAATACTTCAAGATCTAAATCAAGAGTTATCAGAAGGATTTAATATTAATGGAGAAAACGCTGCTAAATTTGGTGTTAAAATTGATAAAATATCACGCGAATTAGGAACTAATTCACAAAAGAATAAACAATATGCTGTTGAATTAAGAAATTTATTTGTTGGCACTACTAAGATATATAATAATACTACCGGTGCTGGTGCAATGTTATTGAAACAAAGTGAAGCATTGCGAAACCGATTAGGATTAACCGCAGAAGCCAATGAAAGTTTTGCTCGTACACAAACAGTATTATATTCTAATATGGGTATTACATTCGAGCAGTCAGCAGAACAATTTGCTGATGTAGCTGCATCTTTAGAAAAGTTAGGCTATGAAGGTGCAATGACAGATATATTAGATTCGTTTACTGATTTAGAAGCAAAACAACGGGTTACATTCGGCAGAATGCCACACCAACTAGGCCTAGCATTGGCTAAAACAAAATTATTAGGTACATCATTATCAACTCTTACAGATGGTGCACAACAATTTTTAGATGTAGAAAGCGCAATTGCTGGTCAACTAGAATTTCAATTATTAACGGGTGAAGAATTAACTACACAAAAAGGTGAAGATTTTGCAGTTGAAATGCAAAAAGCTGTACTTGCGCAAGATGCAAATCGTCAAGTTGAACTATATGCAGGATTGGTTGAAAAATATGGTGATGACTTGCGAGATAATGTCTATCTACAACAACGTTTTAATGATATAGCAGGTATATCGGTAGATGATGCATTTAAAATGTATGAACAATTAAAAGCTCAAAAACTAACACATGAAGATAGTTTAAAACTTATTAACGCACAAGTCGATGCAACAGTAATTAATGGTAAGAATTTTGAAGAGCAGATTAAATTAGGCGATGAACGTTCACAGCAAGTGCAACAACTAGATCGAAACGTTAAGGCACAAATAGATGCACTTGGAGATTATTCTGAAGAAGTTAAAAAACTAAATACAGGATTCCAAGCTGCATCTGACGCTACTTATGCTGGTGCTGGTAAACTAGCAAATCAGGCAATTAATAAAGGATCTGGAATAATCGGCACTGCTATAGGGTTAATGAATGTTGGTAGTATCGTTGTAGATTTATTAAATATAAAAGGAATAACAACCAGGCAAGATCGGGACACATTGCCATTAAATACTACCCCTAAACAAGATGTATTTATACCAGCATCCGCGGGTACTGTCGTGTCAGGGCCATTTGGATCATTTGCATTAGATAGCCGAGATGATGTATTAGCTATGCCAGGTATTCGGGACGCAGTCGGATCGCGAGGAAATGGTTCTGGAGAATCTGTTGGATCTGCTGTAGCTGCAGCATTAAAAGGAATGAGTTTTCATGTAACCAATGTATTTGATGGTCAAAAAATTCGATCTTCATTACAAATATTAGATAATTCAGTAATGAATAACACGAATATAATATAGGATTAATAAAATGTCAAATACATATCAAAATCCATATTCCAGTACGAATTTTCCTCCTCCGCCATTTACGCCGGCAGCAGGGCAATCAAAATATTCTGATACACAATTTCCGCCACCGCCATTTCCAAATACAGCAGAGCCATCGAAATATTCAGACACAGAATTTCCTCCTCCACCATTTCCTATAGGAATCCGACGAGAAAAATATTCTGATACACAATTTCCAATTGGTACGGTATCTGAATATGAAGGTGCTATTTATTTAACAACTATTGACAGTTCATTTCGTCCAGTATCGAAACAATATCCAACTCCAGGCGGAATTTTATTATCATTATCACAATATTCATACGCAGTACCATTTAATACACCAGAAATTGTGTTAGGTCCGTCTGCAAATGGCGACAATTCAACTCTATCTAATCCAAGCGGATTTACATATCGTACACGAGCTGATATTGTGCAAAATATTGGTAATACACCACCGGGATCCATATTTAAAAATGCAATTAGAAATGCATTAGTCGGAATTACAGCTGGTCTTGGTACTCCAATGACTCATCAATTATCCAGTACTGCAATTTCTACAATATTTAAATTAAGTTTAGATGATGATACTCGCAGTGAAAACTTAGGAACACCATATTCTATTATGCCATTCACGCGTAAAAAAGAAATAGAAGAATGGTCATTAACTAAATATAAAGACTTTCGAACGTTTAAAGGATATGTATTTAGCGTAGATGATGTTAGAATAGATGGTGCTGCTGCAGCTGCTAGAAATTTATTTAGCGGAAATATTAAATCTTCTGCAATTAGTGGATTATTTGCTGCAACATCTGCAGCTCCAGGGGGTGCATATACATTATTCAATTTAGAGTCAGTATATGGATTTGGTAATCACGGTGATACTAATGCTCAACGACGAGATTTCACAGCAAGAACTCAAGTTGCTACAAATTGGTCACCTATACCATCTATAGGACCTGATGGTAAATTAAGTACAAAAGGTAAATGGATCCCTACATTTAATCCTATAGAGTTATCTACTGAATTTAGAGGTGATAAAATTAATGTTATTGATTTCAGTCAACGAAAATTATCACAAGTATATCAGTGGAAACCTAAACTATTTAATGGAAGTGATACGTGGAATGCTATTTCAAATATATTAAATGCTACCGATTTAACACAAGATTTTATAAAATTTTATTTTACTGGTCCTAAATTACACAATGGAGCAGAAGATGCTGTTGATGATATCATGGTATTTCGAGCTACAATAGATTCATTTTCTGATAGTCATTCGCCATCCTGGGATGCAGTTCAAATGGTTGGTCGTGCTGACCCTAATTACATTTATACCGGATATTCTCGCGATGTTAGTTTATCATTCACAATGTTTGCTACATCCCGTGATGAAATGAAACCGATGTATCGTAAGATTAATGCATTAGCAGCATATACTACTCCTGATTATTCGAGTGATACAATAGCAATGAAAGGTCCATGGCTACGAATGACAATTGGTGATTTATTAGTCCAACAGCCGGTAGTAATTACATCATTACAATATACATTTATGGATTCTGATACTACCTGGGAAATTAACATAGAACAAGATAGCACAATGATGCAAGTACCACATAAAGTTTCAGTTCAACTAGGATTACATGTTATATCTGATTATCTTCCTGAAAAAGGCGGACGTATGTATTCATTGGCTAAACAATATAATGATCTAGGAATTCCAAAAGAAGGTGGCGATAATTGGTTAAGTGATTTTGGTACAAACCAAACTGATGAGAAAGCTAAAAAAATAGCTGAAAATCGAGCTGCTAATCGTGCTAGTATAACAACAGAAAACCAACCTGGCGTTGGTGGATAATGTTTATAAAAATATATATTAAACAGAGGATTATAATATGGCAAATCGATACTCAAATACTAAAACGATAAAGGACTCAAATGGTCGCCGGAGAAAAGATACAATGATTATTCCGGTACCAGCTATATCTAATAATGATGTGTATATTCAAGTTACATCGTTAGAACGCTTAGATTTATTAGCATATAGATTCTACAATGATGCTACTTTATGGTATGTTATTGCATCTGCAAATGGTTTAGGTAAAGGATCATTGATTGCCCCTCCTAATACACGATTACGTATTCCAGATATCACTGGTATACAACAACAAATACAAACAGTAAATACAACTAGATGAGTGCTATATTTTATTCACAAGTTAATCCTAATTTAAGAGCTGAATTAAATGCTCGAGGCCGAGCTGGTTCTATAGATCGAACTACTGCTGCTATGCAATTTATGTTGGAAAAAATTGCAAATGTTGAATTAACTGCATATGAATCCCGACCACAAAAAGATTCTAAACCATTTGATGGTTATGGTATTTTAGGTGGAGCTTCAGTGGTATCTAAAGCATACATGCCATCAGGTCCGGAAGGATTTTTAAATGATAGAATTAGACCGGCGCACCGTATACCTCCATTTATAACAAATGTAAATACTGGTTTTTATGATCAATCTAAATTCTATATGAATAAGACTACGATTGATATTAGTATTCCGGATCCAACAACTGATTTAAATGAAATTGAACGTATATATTGTGCACCGGGTCGGTACATTCAATTAGTAATTGCACATCCAGAGACAGCTGTTATTACAAATACAAAATTATCTGATTTAGAATTGCCTAGCACACAAACTTTGACAAAGTTATATCCAAATGTAGATTTAGAACGTCTAAAAAACATGAATGAATTTTATTTTCAAGGACGTATATCAAATTTTACATTTTCATACACACCAGCTGGTACGGTTGAATTGCAAATCGAAGCTATAGGTACTAGTAACACATATGCAGAGGTTCAGCTTTATATAAAGAATTCAGTAAAAACTAAAAATAGCGGATCTGGTGGTAAAGATGTTGAAAATCAAGTTAGCGATTTGTACGCCGGATTATCGAGACAAATTGATGATATTATTCAAGCATACAAAGAAACTGGCAAAGAGAATATAGAATTTGAGCAAATAACATCCGGAACTAAAGATCAAGGTTTATTAGTTGGAGTGCCATATAAAATAGGAAATACTAATTCGCCACATCAACATCGTTTAATAACTTTAGGATATTTAATTAACTATATTAATACATTTGCATTAGAACGTGTCGGATCGCGAATAGTATGTAATGATTCGGTATGTTTAAGTAATTTTTATGAAAAAATAGTATCAGCAGATCCAGAAAATATATTGTTATGGTCTGGCACCAACGGTATTAAGACTGATGTATATAATTATGATATAACTACACAACCTCCATTAGGCGAAGCTGTGATATTCGGAACTACGGCTGATGTTCCTGAAGTTACCCCAGCTGGGCCACCCGATTCCCCATTAAAAATGTTTCCAAACGTTAACCCACAATCAGAAGGATTTTCTGTAATAGCAGGGTCAGCTGGGGTATCATATCCATCTCGAATATACATAAACATTGATGTTATACAAAACATTATTAATGAAATGTCCGCACAAGAAAAACCAGATTTATCTATTAGACATTTTTTAAATAAATTAAGTAATATAATATATACTTCTACTGGCAATGCTATACGTATGGTGTTAGTGCAAGATCCTATAATTCCAGATGCTTTATTATATACTGATGTAAATTATGTTGATTCAGACAGAGTTGTAACAGAATTTGAAATTCCAATATTTACATCAAAAACTGGCCAATCAGTAGTTCGTGATTTTTCACTAACATCAAATGTACCGAATTCAATTAAAAATATGATTTTTGGTATTACATCTGGGGCAACCGGTACACAGAAACAAGTTGCATATAACGGATATATATATGGAACTGAAGCGCAAAGAATTGAATTAGAAAAAGAGTGGCGAGCTAATCACGAACAATCACTCAAAGATTTGGCTACTGTTAAAAATACTTTTTCAAAAAGACCAGATGACCCGGTACTTAAAAAAACATTTGCTAAAGTTTTAGAACAATATATATCATATTTTACGCCTGATATTAAAAAATCGATACAACGTAATAAAACTGTGTTTCCAATGGAATTAGAGTTTACAATTGATGGTATTAATGGATTTAAATATGGAGATGTTTTAACATTTGCTGGGTTACCGAGAAGATATACAGATGCATTTGTATTTACTATAATGGCAGTTACACATGAAGTTTCAAACACTGGCGATTGGACTACTAAAATTAGATGTGTACCTAGAGTTCGGATATTAGAATGAGACAACGTTTACATTACACCCCAAGTCAGATTACTAAAAATCTATATACTACTGGATCTGAGTTAATGAATTCAGCTCAGAAAGAATATATAGGTCCATATCATACATACACTACCGGTGAAGTATTTTCTGGTGCAACATGGAATCCACAAACATCAATCAAATTATTTGCTATAGTATTTGAATCCGAGTTAACGAAACAGTACAAAAGAATAAAAACTGTACAAACAAAATTTGATCCGCCGGTAACTAGTATACCAACAATCACAGAAGCAGATCGTACAGCTGGATTCATTACTAGATATATTTTATATCAGTTAAATAAAAATTTAATAACCGAAATCGATTCAGGTCAATATACAAAATGGATTGCTCGGCAAATAGATAATAATTTATACCAAGCATTTCAGTTTAAATGGTATATCTCCGGACCAACTACCGATGTATATGAAGGTGGCGTATTAAAACCAGGTGTATACACTAAAAACTTAGAAACACTAACCAAGTTACAAGAATCGATTCCTGATATATTTACATTCTTTACTGATTTATTACAATATTATTCTGACTCGGATTACGTGGTACCTGCAGATATTAATCAATAACATTGTTTTATTGAAATATTTTTCTTATATTTAATGTATGATAACGGATCATGCAGATGAAATTGATGCAATATTGCAATACTGTGCACAGAAGCGAACTCTGTTAATACCAATACTATCAAGTCCAGTATTACATCCTGTTATTAATCCAGTTATTGCAATTTATATTTATACTGAAGATGATGTAGAAAGATTAATACCAATCCGGCATACAGAACAGATAACCGGGTTTTCAAAACGATTGCCAGACTTTTTAGCATTACGCAATATATTTGTCCATGACAAGAAAACCTGGCTTCAAATCGGAGGAAATGATGCCGTATTGGATATAAAGACGTTATGGTGGTATACATACAATGAAGCATATGATGAATCACATTATCCAACAACGGCTCATTCATTTTATTGGCGACGTCATCAAACATTAGCACATGTTAATGCAATTGTGCCATTACAACAACATTTAGCTATGTGTCAGAAAATTAGAAAATATGCTTGGCCGATGTGTATGAATGCCGAACTGTCAACTTCATATTTACGGTTCAATGAAATATATCCTAAAGTTTTTGCTGAAATTGAAAGCACGGGATTAGCTGTTAATGAAACATTCCGTATGCCAGATTTAGTTAATGCTGGTCGAGTGTATTCAAGTTATAACTATCACACGGTTACGGGTCGACCTAGTAATGCAGCTCGAGGATTCAATTTTGCTGCAATGAACAAAGAAGATGGTACACGTGCAGCATTTTGTAGCAGATTTGATAATGGAGCATTAGTGGAAATGGACTTTGATGCATATCATGTTAGATTGATTGCTAGGATAATTGGATATGAGTTACCGGCTGGATCTGTGCATGAATATTTTGGCCGGTTCTATTTTGACACTGAACAATTAACAGAAGAACAATACGAACAAAGCAAACAAATAACATTTCGTTTGTTATATGGTGGAATCGATCGAGAATTTTTATCCGTTCCATTTTTTGCTAAGGTAAATGATTTTATTTATTCATTATGGAATACTTGGAAAACAAAAAAGCGAATAGAAACACCGATTTTAAAACGACAAATTACACATGATATGATTTCAAATCCAACCGCAAACAAAGTGTTTAACTATTATTTACAAGCAATGGAAACGGAGGTATCTGTGCAAAAATTACAAACAGTTCAACAAATATTACACGACTATGAAACTAAACTCATATTGTACACGTATGATAGTATTTTGATAGACAGTAAATTTGAAGAAGCTCAACAACTCATACCACAGATAAAACAGGCATTGGAACAAGGTAATTTTCCAGTAAAAGTGAAAGTTGCTAATATTTATAGTAAAATGAAAACAATCTCGTTATGAACATAGACATTAATTTAATATTAACAGAATGGTGTTATCGATTACCAAAAGGATATCCTACTGCATCTAAAGATTATGAGACATTATATGATGTTTTATTAGAAGTGGTAAATATATCTCCAGACGAAGCACGACTGATTGTAGAACGAGCTCGAGGTAACGTTAAACAACTCGTTACTGAATCTATACAATTTGATTCTATCGAAAATCAATTATTAATTAATGCAATTCAACAAGCAAATAAAACCAATGAATTTCGAGAATTTTTAAATTTATTACCAACTGAAGCAGATGCTATAACTTTAAATTTTTTAAATCAATTGAATTCGGAACAATCTGTAATGTTTGCTTCTTTGTTATATACATTGAATGATGTTACAGAGGATGAGTTAAATACTATAAACTTCAAATCCGGCATTGGACATGATTTATTCAAATTAGAACCTAAGGGTATAGGAAAAGGTGAAATTTTATTAGCATCTTTAATCAAAGGATCACGAATAAACGGCAGCGGAGTATCATTTGATATGACAGCAAATGGACGATCCTATGAAATAAAAGATTATACTGGTGGGAAAGGAAATGCTAAATCGATTCGATTGGGTACTAAAGCTAGTGTTACTAGATTTAAATTTTGGGATGAAATAGTAACAACTTTGAAACGTCTAGATCAATTACGAGGAACTGTTGAAAACCCAAAATTTAAATTTCATAAATATTTTAACGAATCGTTGTTAAATTCTATTGCATATTTAGATGATCGGCGCACATTTATTTTAGCTGGAAATTTAAATATGAAAGATAAACAATTTTTAATGCAATTTTATCGAGAAGCTAACTTATTAAATTCTGAAATACAAGGATATACTAATGTTATTTTACGCGGACCAAATGCTACTCCTATAGAAATGTCAATTGAGCCATTAAAACAAACAATTGATGGATCAGTAACTATTAAGCCTATCGATGATGGTAGTCAGGACATTACATATATTAACACAGAACTTCGTCGATTAAAATACGTACGACAACCAGAAATGTTAGATGTAGATTTACAAGAAGCTGTTGATTCAATTATAGGTAACGATTTACAATTTATTGTTTTTAGAAAAGATCGTATACGAGTTACAAACGAATTTAGATATGTAGTTATAGATGCCGGAAAAATACGTATAATAGAAACGGCAATTGGTTCAGATAAAATTGATTTAAGCGATACGGATATAACTGAGGAATATGAACTTTGAAAACACAACTACTTTGCACATTTGCACATAAAACGGATTTAAACATTATATCCGAATACATACAACATAACTACGAGATTCCAGAACGTCGAATATTTGTATTTGCAAACGAAGATCATGCAGACAATTTGTATTGCACATACAATGCTATCGATTCTGGTCGCAGAGGACAAAACACAATAAGCATACACCGTAAAAAAGAAACAAATACCTTGTATACGGTTAATGCACTTAATGAAGTTATACGAACGGTTAATAACGGAGTTTTAGATAAAACATATCAATTGGATTGGAGTAAATATCAAAATTCATTTATATTAACAGATGATGCTGGATATCGTGTTGTTGGATTGGTATTTTTTAAGAAAATTACTTGGAATTGATATTTATATAAGTAATAGGAATAACTATGCTAAAATTAAAACATTTATTAAAAGAAGATGAGCAGAAATGGAATCCTGCTGATTATAAGTCGCCAGCACAATTAGGTAAAACGACTGGATTAGATGCCGAAGCAGATCAAAGAATACAGGATAGTTTTTTATCTAAACTAGAACAAAACTATTCTAGAATAAAACGAGCTCGTATTGATATGGCTGAGTTTAAAAATGATGTGATGGATTTGTTATCAATCTATAAAGATAAAACGCCTGGCAGTGCGACTACTATGGATTTTATAAATGCATTTTTAGAATTATATCCATATTCAAAAACATATAGCGGATGGCAAGGAACTTACCGAGATGTAAGAGATAATCTTAATCGTATGTTACAACACGCATATGCAATCCAATCCGGCGATACTAGCAGTTACGCATATCGATTTTCAAAATAAGTAATTATGAAAAAACTAGAAAACATCCTAGCAGAAAATATGCGTCGTTTTAATACAAAAAATCTACACGAAGCTGATTTAAGTGATTTGGAAAATAAATTAGGATTCGATGGTGCCAATCGAGATCCTCGAACAGGTAATCCAATGTTTGATCCTAAGAATTTAAAACTTCATATTAACCGAGTTGATTATGATACCAACATTTCTGGTATTACATCTATGTATTTTCAAGGATCTGGAATTGATGATAAAAATACATTTCAAGATATTGTGAACGACATCAAACAAGATATTGAAAGTAAAAATGATCCAACTGGTGCATATGATCAAACCAGATTAGTATCCGACATTACATTTGACTGTGAACTTAAAGTTGGTACCGATACTATCGATTTGACAGTTACATATGATGAAGATGGTGATATTCAAAATGTAGAAATACAGGATGAAGATATTGCTACAAAATATGGAATAAGTGATTCTACGATTATGGATTATTTATTTTAAAAACAAAAAAAAACTTAACAAATTACTTTGATTTAACGATTTAATTACTTATAATGTAATTAATATTTTATATTTTATTAACCAATTAAAAAAGGATTTAACCAATGGGCTTAAATTTAGATGCCATAAAGGCAAAACTCAATCAGTTGAACAAAACTGATGAAAAGAAAAACAATTTGTGGAAACCTGAAGCAGGTAAAACAAGAATCCGTATCGTGCCATATGTGCACAGAAAAGACAATCCATTCTTAGAATTGTATTTTCATTACGACATTGGCAAAAGATCAATGTTATCACCGATCTCATTCGGCAATGCAGATCCAATCGTAGAGTTTTCAGACAAACTAAAAAAAACTGGCGATAAGGATGAATGGATGATGGGTCGTAAAATTGAGCCTAAAATGAGAACTTATGTACCTGTTATCGTGCGCGGTAAAGAAGCAGAAGGTGTAAAGTTTTGGGGATTTGGTAAAACTATCTACGCAGAACTATTATCAATTATCTCTGATCCAGACTATGGAGACATTACAGATTTAATGAATGGTCGTGATATTGATGTAGAATTTACTCCTGCAGAAGGTGGTGCATTTCCAAAAACTGCAATTCGAGTGAAACCAAACACACAGCCAGCAACAGAAGATAAAGCAATTGCTGAAAAGATTATGAATCAACCAGTAATTACTGACATATTTCCTGAACCAACTTATGAAGAGTTAGAAGTTGCATTAACAGAATGGATGAATCCTGAAAATGCAGATTCAGATGTAGCAGCTGATGAAGAAGAAGAGGCACAAGGCGTTTCAACACCAGCAAAAGCTGCAAAGCCAGTAGCAGGTAAAGTTGATGACGTAGCATCAGCATTCAATGATCTTTTTAATTAAGAAGGAGTTATAAATGGCAAAGAGTAAAAGCAAACTGGAACTGGAAGACTCATTAGCAAGTACATTAGCTGATAGCATTAACAAGCAATTTAAAGGGCAAGCTCTTAAAACAGCTTTCTTTTTAGAAGGAGATGCTGATTCACCAAGCAATGTAACAGAATGGATTTCATCTGGTTGTGATATGCTCGATTTAGCGATTTCAAACCGATCGAACGGAGGATTCCCAGTAGGTCGGATAACTGAAGTTACCGGATTAGAAGCATCAGGTAAGTCTTTATTAGTATCTCATGTAGCTGCAGAAACACAGAAAAAAGGTGGATTAGCAGTTTATATTGATACAGAAGCAGCAACTAGTGCTGAATTTATGTCAGCTATTGGAATTGATTTGAAATCAATGTTATATGTTCCATTAGAAACAGTAGAAGAAATTTTTGAAACAATTGAAACTATTGTTGAACAGGTACGTAAATCAGATAAAGATCGTCTCGTTACTATTATTGTTGACTCTATTATGGGTGCATCTACAAAAATAGAAATGGCTGCTGAATATGACAAAGATGGATATGCTACCAGTAAATCAATTATTCTATCAAAAGCAATGCGTAAGGTAACTAACTGGATTGCACGAGAAAGAATTTGTTTGATTATGACTAATCAGTTACGAACTAAATTAGGGGTATCATTCGGCGATGCGTGGACAACATCGGGTGGTAAAGCGATTCCATTTCATGCATCTGTACGTCTTCGTCTTAAGAATACTGGAATGATTAAAGCCAAAGTTGAAGGCGTTGAACAAGTGGTAGGAAGTAAGACTGAAGTACAAGTAGTGAAAAACAGAATGGGTCCTCCGCATCGAAAAATCAACTATGACATCTATTATGATAGTGGTATTGATAACTATGGTGGATGGCTTGAAACAATGAAAAAATACAATCTAGTAAAACAATCAGGAGCTCATTATACATTAGATGACACTGATATTGAAACTGGAGAAGTATTTGGAGAAATTAAATTTCAATCAAAAACATTTGTAGATAAGGTAATCAATCAACCAGAGATTAAAGATCGATTGTATAAAAGAATATGCGATGCGTATATCTTTAAGTATCAAGCTGGTATCGATGGCGGTATTGATGACGTAATTATTACAGATGAGGTTATAGACGAAGAAGCTTAATGAACAGGTATCAACAGCTATTCAAACAGTTACAACAAGAAAAGGAAAATAGTCCATCAAGTGTCAATGATCATATTATGGTGCTTGATGGGCTAAACACCTTTATTAGAGCGTTTGGAGCAACTCCATCTACAAATGAAGATGGTGATCATATCGGAGGAATTACTGGATTTTTATTTTCAATAGGTAAAGTAGTTCGAGATTTTAAACCATCTCGGTTAGTTATCGTGTTTGATGGTAGAGGCGGATCTGCTCGTCGCAGAAAGATTTACGGCGATTATAAAGGTAATCGAGCAAATAAAACACGTTTACGTAGACACGATCATCAACAATTTGCTACAATTGAAGATGAACAGGAAGCAATGCGTTGGCAATTTTCTCGATTAGTATCATATCTAGATAATTTACCAGTAACATTTATTTCAATTGATGGTATCGAAGCAGATGATACGATTGCATATATTGCTGATATGTATCAAGGTATTTCTAAAAAAATTACCATAGTTTCAACGGATAGAGATTTTTATCAGTTAATAAGTCCTACAATTCAAGTATGGTCGCCTATCAAAAAGAAAATGTATGACGAACAAGCATTATTAGATGAATTTGGAGTACATCCAAATAACTATGTTATTTATCGAACATTTACAGGCGACACCTCTGACAACATACCCGGGGTATCTGGAATAGGTCCAAAGACAATTATAAAAACATTACCCGAACTTGCTGATACTACTGAGTTTACGTTAGATGCATTATTTAATAAATGCACTAATAATTTAAATGAATCAAAAACATATGGTAAAATACTAGAAAATCAGGATACTATTGATAAGAATTATCGTTTAATGAATATTAAATTATTAGATATTCCAGCTCAGAGTGCTACGGTAATTCGAGGTATATTAGATCAGCCGATTCCAATGATGAACAAAATGGAATTTCAAAGATTATTCATGGAAGACAAAATGTGGTCAACTATGAAAAATTTACCAGATTGGTTAAATAATACATGGTTATCACTAAATGCATTTGCACAACAAACACATAAAAAATAACTTGGAATTTATACATAACTATTATATAATAAGTTTATGACAGATAAACTATCGGAATATGGCTGGAGCTTTCAAGTAAAAGTTTTAGCAGCAATGTTTACCGACCGAATATTTTTACAACAAATTGCCGATATTATTCGCCCAGAGTATTTCGAATCAGATGCAAATAATTGGGTATTAGAAACAGTTTTAGATCATTTTCAACAATATAAAACACCCCCAACAAAAGATGTTTTAAAAGTTCGATTAACTGCATTAAGTGAATCTGGTCCAGAATCTATACTTAAAACTGCAATACTAGAACAACTTAAAGATGTGTTCCGATACATGGAATCAGATGATTTAAGTTTTGTCAAAGATGAAATACTTAATTTCTGTAAAAATCAGGAAATTAAACGGGCAATTATGGATTCGGTTAATTTGTTGCAACGTGGAAATTATGATGAAATAAAGTCAAAGATTGATACAGCAATGAAAGCTGGTGCTGATACTAATATTGGGTTAGAATATAAACTTAATATATCAGCTCGATACGCCGAAGCATCGCGTCATACAATTACAACCGGATGGGATGTTATTGATGATTTAATGGACGGCGGATTAGCTCCAGGTGAATTAGGTGTAGTAATGGCACCAGCTGGTATTGGTAAATCATGGCTCTTAATTAACATTGGAGCTAATGCA